GGCGGGCTTGTGCTCCTCAATGTACCGCGCTACACTTTCCGAACATTTGCCGTTCTCATGGAGCCATAGCAGGTAATCGGCGGGGACGCCCGACATGGGACGCCCCTTGTATTTGCCGTATGGCATGGCGCTGGTGTCTGTCAGCCTCCACATAGTCAATAGCGTTTCCCGTGCTTATATCCTCGGCCCTCGTTGTACTGCATTTTCAGCAGAACGTGCATTTCGAGATCGATGCCGAGTGCGGTGGATAAATCAAGCAGGCGAATAGTCGCGTCGGCCAGCTCGTCCTCGAACGTGTCTTTAACGTGTACCTCGAACTTTTCACGGAACGGAAAGATTTCACAGGGTTCCTTATCGAAAAAAGCCGATAAGTCGGCCCGTTTGTTCTTACGATCGGCTTCCAGCGCCTCGGCGAGTTCCGAAACGGTCAGCATTAAAGCGCGGGGGATGTCGATCGGTTCATCGTGGAACCCTTTCGCTTTGGCGGTTTCAAATGCACGTCGCCCCAATTCTTTGAGTGTTAAATTTCCCATGATTATTTCATTTTTGAAAGGTTTTTACTCACATAATCCGTAAAAGCTCATGCAACTGGTCGCTGTGTCATCGTCGAACAGGCTGCCGGTCGCGTTCTGCCATTTGACATATTGTACTACATCGTTTATTGTCGGATATTTCTCGCCGCTGGTAATCGCGTGGGCGGGGATTTTATCCGGTCCAAAAAACGATGACTTCAGGTCATGCTCCAGCGTGGCAATCTGCTCGATGCGATCCGGAGATTGGCGGGAAATGTTCAGTATATCCCGCTGGCTCGCCATGACGCACGGCCAGCACCCTACACGTTTATAGCCCATCGTGTAGAGCGGATTGGGTTCAAGCCCCGCCGAGAGGATGTAGTCAATCACCTGCTGCGCCGACCAATCGAATACGGGACGCAGTAGATCGTCAGCGTATTGCTTTCGGAACACCCGCACGTCGTGACCGCGATAGGTGTGCATCTTTGGTTTGCCCGCTTTATCATAACCGTATGGCTCGAAATAGTACTTAAAGTACGTGCATTGCTTTGACATAGCCGCACGGTTCGGAGATTCCGCCGCGCGTATGCCTTGGATCATCAGTATATTATCCTGTACGTTGTCGAGCACATAGTCGATGCACGGCTTGGTTTTCAACTCTTGGGTACAGAATCGGGCACGGGTGGACGGCCAACGCTTTTTCTGCTTGGCCAAACCGACCATCCCATCATACTTGGGCGACTTGAGCGTTACGAGGTCGAGGTTTAGCCGGTCGGCGATGCGATTGATGTACTCGTAGGTCAGTGGATGCTCCCATCCCGTATCGCAAAACACGGTGGTAAAGTTGGTGGTGATGTGCTCGCGCACCCACAACAGCGCCGCAAGGCTATCCTTTCCTCCGGAAAATGTTACGATTATTTTCATCTACCAAAGTGTTTTATACAGTTACAGATCGTGATTGTCGGATTGGCCCATTGCCGTTGAAACCGGCGCCAATCGGTTGAATATTTACCCTCAAGATCACGAAACAACATTGCCATTGGCATAAAACCGGCTCGCCACGCCTCGCCCATCCGTGTCTGTGCTTTCTCGAACGTGTCTCCCTTGTAACCGCACAACACATAACACCTCATCGAGTTGCTGGATTTGGTGAAACCTGCCTCGATAAGCATTTTGCCTGCCTCAACGAGCGGGTCCAGGTCGTTGGGGGTGTCGTAGGCGAAAAATAGCGATTGGGGATGTAACTCATGTATTCGTTGCGCCATCGTCGGGGTTAGCAACGCTGCCTCCAGTCCTCCGGTAAATTGCGGCTTGTGCGGCTGGCGGGCAAGCATGGCAAATACCTCGTCGATATGGCCCGGAGAGCAGGCCAGCAGGTTGTCATCGGTCAGAATCCAGCCGTCGGTAACTGGCAACTCTCGGAGCATTCCGCCCTCACGCTTGGGAACAGCGCAAAACCAGCATCGATTCGGACATCCTCGGCTGGTAATCACGTATCCGTGCCTCATGTACATACCAGGGATAAAATCGCCGCCCGGCTCATTGTAAGCGGGACCGCCGATCTTCACCGTTGCAACCGGCTCCCATTGTTTCGCCAGCCATTCAGCGATCGGTATGTCCCATGTGAACGTTACAGAAACGTGCACCTCGTCCGCTTCGTCGAAAAAGGACGGAGTTTCGCGGATACGTACCAGCTCGTCGGTTGGCGTAGCATTCGTCTTGGTTGGGAATACTCGTATTATCCGTTTTTTCATATCCATTTCAGAATAATTTTTGCTGCATTTGGTGATCGATCAATCTTCAATAACCCGCACGTAGGTATCGTTTATAGTTCGACCTATCTCTATCAACCTCAACGCGACCATTTCCTCCAATACGGCACGAAAAGCGGTGAGGGATTGGGAAAACCGCGTTTTCAGCATAAGTCCGTCGCGTATGACCAGAGCGTCGGCGGGCATCCTGTTTGTAGCCCGGCGGGTGCGTTGTACCTCGCGGACGTGGCGCCGTATCTCGGCGTGCAAAGGGTTGGCTGGTTCCATTTATTGCCCGCTTAATTTTTCAACGATCCGCATTTCTCGTTCGGATAACTCCCATACTATAGCCTCTTTTTTCACCGCAGCTCTTTCGGCGGTAACTCTTTCGGCGGCGGTATACGAGATTAAAAAACCGGATCCGTAAATCGATTTCCCGTGCTTTTTTTGGATGTCAAGCGCAGAGTGATGCACCATTTCCCGCTTGTCTATCTTTATCTCTCCCTTGTTTTTCACGATGTACGCTACATCCGAAACCGTCAGCACGCAGTCCGGGTATTTGTATTTCGGCAACTCCGCTTTCGGTGCCGAGCAAATGGCGTCGATCCCCTCATATAGCACAGGATCACCTATTACACCGGCTTCGCCGAACATATTGGACAAAAAAGATGTATTTACTTTTGCCCCGTTTTCGTAAACGATAGCGGCGCCGCATACGATCCGTGTACAGTCAAGGTCAGCGCTGAACAATGTCAGATGCGGAGCAAACAGGAAAAACTTGATCCCTCGTTTCAGATAGAACCGGACAATTTGAGAGACGATCGAAAAGGGCGGGTTGTCGATCACCACGCAATTATCGGGATAGACCAAGCTCTCGTAATCACCACCCGGATAGAACGGGCGGACAACGGTCATCCCGTCGATGTCGCAATGATCGGCTACATATTGCAAAACATAGTCGTACACCGCTGGAGGCGTATAGCAGTCGTCGGTCGTTTTCTTGGGATTGAATTTTTCCACAAAGCCCTCGAATCGTCGAAAATACTTTTTTGCGACTTTCTGCGATTCGTGAACACGTGCTCCTCTTGGCCGAATAAATTTATACTTTTCATATCATGCTGCATTTTCAAAATCCAAAATCATACGCCCCAGTGCTTCGCAGATCACGCGGGCCATTGTAACCTCAACAGCGTTGCCGATGAACTTCTTCTGCTCGGCCTGTGTGCCTACCAGCTTGTAGTTGGCGGGGAAACCCATGATGCGTTTCAGTTCGGAAATCTTCAACATTCGCATCTTCACATCGACCAGCCCGTACAGCGCCATGAACTCCTTTATCTGCACCACGATCGGGCTGTCTGTGGTATATACCTCGTAGATCAGCGTATCGCCTTCGCGGCGGATGAACGGCGCGAGATGCTGCACGTCGTTCTCCGTTGTAACGATACTGGGCGGTCTTTTGTCCATCCGTGCGATCAGCGTGAAGCACGGGCGATCTATGGGTGCCCCCGCTGATGCGAATTGCGGGTTGAGTAGATAACGACCTTTACGGGGCGGTGTTTCCGCACAATACGTAACGAGATGGTGTTTTGGCGTGGGGGTTACAGTCCCGGCCGGCAACTCGACGGACGCGGTGCATCCATTTCCGTACTGCATATTCAGGAATCGAGGACGCACCAGTTGAAACCGGTCTTTCGTCGTGACGGTCGGGGCCGGCGCCTCGACGGGCGAGTTGTAGCCGTTGCCATAATATGCCGTCAGAAAATTGCCGGACACCAGTGCGTGGTGATCTACCGTCGTGATGGCGTGCGCCGGCCCGTCGATGCTGATGGCACGGTCGGCCGGTGATCCGCTGAAATGCTTGGCAAGGAAACACGCCTTTGCCACGCCGAGCCTGCTCTGCACCGCAACCGTCGGGCAAGGATCGTCGATACCGGGCGCAACGTACTTACCGCTTTGGCTCATGGAGTTGTATTTGACCATGAACGCCTCTTTGCCACCGGCGACGAACTTAACCAGCCCTGCGTAGATGCGTTCAAAGGTCGCATCCACCAGCGGCTTTTTGCGGCCGAAGATGCTGGCGCCCTCGTCGTGCAAATCGAGCACATCACGAACCGGGCGCCACTTTGCCCGGACATCGAACAGGTTGGGAGCGGGTTTCTTGGTGTGTGTCGGCGTCGGGAAAACGATGGGCAGTTGTCCGGCGGCGAAAATCCCGAAGAACCGGCGCCGGGAGGTGTAGGCCCCGAAGTCCGCCGAATCGAGGATGCGGTGGTCGAACCGATACCCTCCGTCCTTGCAAATGCAAGCCACCCATCGGTGGTAATCCTCACCTCGACGGGTTGCGTCGGGGACCCACACGGGGGCGATGGTACGCCGCTTGTGTTTGCCTTGGCCGACTGTCTTTATCTTCAGCGGGCAATAGGCGCCGTGCCCATGTGATGCCTCGACGACTTTCACCGCGAGCGGCCCCCACGTCATGAACTCCTTGACATTTTCGATTTGGATATAGTCGGGGCGCAGCGCGTCGATGTAGCGGAAAAGGTGCTCGGCCAGCGTGCGGCTGTCTGCGTCGCGGCTTTGGCCTCCTTTGGCGATCGAGAAGTTGGTGCATTCCAGCGATGCCCACAACACCACGCGGGCGGCGGGGTATTGTTTCCGTGAGACCTCGACATGGGCCAGTAGCCGGTCGAGGTTCAGCGTGCGGATGTCCTCGACAAAGTGCAGCGCGTCGGGATGGTTGGCCGCGTGCGAAGCGATCGCGTTGGCATCGTGATTGACGCATGCGATCACCTTGGCGACCTGCTCGCCGTGCAAGCGTGCCGCCTCAACGCCCGTGCTGGTACCACCGGCACCGCAAAAGAGGTCTATGTAGAGAAATCGGATCATAGCTTTTGTTTATCGGTTTTCGGTCAGCCGAGCCACAAGCGCGGCGCATTCGTCTTTCGTTCGAGGTAGCTCGATGGTGGTGCGGCCAAGGTCGGCAAATAGGCGCTTCAACATCTTGATGCGGAGCTTGCCCTGCTGCGTCGCCACGCCCTTGGTGTCGATCGCCATGTCGTAATCCGGCAGGTAAAAGTCCAGCGTGTAGGTGATCGCCCGAATGGTCTCGCCGTTGTAGGTGAACGGCTCTTGCAGGGTGTAGCGCTTTTGGAACATAAACCCGATGCCGTGCGATTTCAGCAGGTCGTGCATGTAGCGTTCGAGACGGCTGTCGAAGACAACCCCGTCGGCCTCGGTCTTCACGGCATTGCGGACTTTGCGGTTCTCCGAAGGGACGGGCGCCTCAACCGGCCGTGCTCCGGTGCGCATCTTGCGCCGGAACTCCTCGGCGGTCATGCCGGTGCGTATCATCCTCCGGAACTCCTCGGCGGTCATGGTGTCGGTATTGTTGGTTGCTTTCGGCTTCATGCTTGCGGCCCCGTCATGTCGATTTTACGCTGCCAGTACTTCGTGCCGTCGGGCATTTGGAACATTTGGAAGTCGTCGCTGGAGGCGCGGCGACTATAAACCTCGTCGCACATCTCGTTGTACGTGTATTTGCGGCCCGTCGTGGCTTTACGGCTCTTGATGATGAAGTCGTGGGCCACGAACGAGGCGAACGTGGAGTAAGCGGATTTGTTCTTGTAGGCCCCTTTGTTGTCGATCTGTGCGATGATGCGGTTGATGTCCTCGGCGCTGAACTTGGCGAGGATGTCGCGGGCCTGCTCCTCGGTGAGCGGTTCGGCCATCATGGTGATCGCGGGGAAAGCGGACTCCAGCCAGGCAAGAAACTCGGCAGCTTGGTTTCCCCCCAAACCCCCTTTCCATTCAGTAACTACTGTGTGTGTTATTATATCACCATCAGAATCATAATCAATATCATAATCATGGTTTTTTTTGCCACGTTTGGTTTTTTCTGTTTCGTTTGGATATTTTTCAAACCGTTTGGTTTTTTCTGTTTCGTTTGGATATTTTTCAAACCGTTTGGTTTTTTCTGTTCCCAATCGGTTCTCCTTTTCGCCCACATTCTCGGTTTCATTCGTATTTCCGTTAAACCGTTCGGTTTTTTCGCTTTCCATTCGGTTATCTTCGTTTACGATTGGTTTATATGTTTCCGATTGGTTCACAGTTTCGGCGTCAGCTTTCTTCGGGCGCCCGCCTCGCTTCCCGTTCTCTCGGTTCTGCTGACATTTGGCATCGTACCTTTCCGAATATGAGTCTATCGAGGCCCTGATGAACTCGAAGCACATGGACGTTATGCCATCCAAGGATGGCATATCTTCTCCGGATGTATACGCAAAAAGCGCCGTCAACAAATCTCCCCGCTGCTCTCGGGATAGTAATTGTACCTGCGGGTAAAAATCGCAGCGTAAGATAAATGTACCTTTACCCGCATTTTCTTTGTTTTTCATACTCCAACCTTAAATTTCAATCTCTATTCTTCCGGTGCGTCCAACTCCCGACAAATGGCATCCGCAACTCTTACCGCCCACTGCGCCGCCTTTTCGGGTATGTGTCCGATCCCGCAATCATTCGATGCCATGATGCCCTGCAAGGCCATCCCCGCAAACCATTCACGGCGGGATAACTTTCGGGCGATTTTCTTGCCCCTCGGCGCCGGCGCGGTAATGTTTTGCGTCGCGGGATCCCGTTCTGTCTTTTTCGTCCAATTTTCGCAGTAATTTGAACCGTGGTTAATGTCGAGGCAGTTTGTCCTGTTTTTGTGATCTTCAGGGTATTCACATTCTCCGACTCCATTGGCATCCTCATTCTTGAAGCAAGCACACGATCCGCACACCTTTGTTCCGTTTTCCGTCGCCTTGTTGTACTCCGCCCTGATGTCGGCGGAACATTCGGGACATAGCACCGATTCATCGCTCGTGACGACCCACTCCTCATTGCAATCCGGGCATCCGTACTCCTCGCAATTATCGCATTGCACCAGCGGCATCCCGCACTCGGGGCATGTTTTTGGATTATTCATTATCGTAATGTTTTAGATATGACGGTAACATTTTGCAACCCAAGTCTGTGCAGCCGTTTCGGCCACCGCAAACGGCCTTACAAAGGGCTATTCCGGCTCGCACCCGAGCATCCTCCTCGGCGAGTTCAGCAACGTTTGCCATCGCCGTGCGTAGTTGCCATTTGGCGTGCTCTGACATATCTACTTCGAGGTGAGACATACATCCGTCGATAAACTCTTTTGCTCTTTCGCTTTTCATCTCTTTTTTAGGGTCAAAATGGGAAATCTCGTTGCTCCTCTGTCCGGCGCTCTCGGCAGGTCTTGCCGAGTGTGGCGGTCAAATAGAGCGGGTCGTATTGGCAACCGATTTGCTTGGCGACCCACAAGGGGATCCGCCCGTCGCCGAGGTATGCCGCGGTGATCGCATCGCATAGCTCGCATTCTTCGTGCTTGATGCACCGGTCGCAATTCTCGGCATCCCAGGTTGCCAGCTCGCTGCCGCTGCCGAACGTCCTTACGGGCGTGTCTTTTTCAAAGGGGTGGTTGTTCCATTCCATAATCGGGGATATTAGTTTGCCAAATACAGCCGTACACGGCCATCGATGTAAAACTGGATCCGCAGCCCCAGCGCCTCCAATACATCCGCATAATTCTCGCGGATATAGCGGGCTGCCCGAGGGTCTGAAACATAATCGCGATAACGGATCACGACACGGCGCAAATCTCGCACATTGTCGGTATTAACAATATCATTGAACGAGGAGGTGCAATACTTGTAAAATCGGCGATGTACCTCTTTCGCCGCGTCCTTCATTTGCTCGAAAGTCTGTTCCATTTCATACGGTTTTTTGTAGGTTCTTTTTTCCGCCCATCCACTCGAACGGATCGGGCATACAGTCCAGTTTTGCGCGATCATCTGCCGATGACTTTTCACGACGATGCAACCCTTGCCGATATATCATCATCTCTATGCTGCGAACCGATCGTCCGTACTCCTCGGCGATTGCCTGCACATCCTCGCCGGACAGATAGCGGGCGATTACGTCCTGCACCTCGAATTTGTCCCATCGTCTGTACATCTTTCCCATCGCTGCGGATTATTCGTGATTGTCGAACCAGCTGGCTCGGTTACTTTGTGAGGCAACCAGCTCTATACGTTCCGCCAGCACACGGCACTTACTGTTGCGGGTTCCGTCTTTGATTATTTCAATCAGCCCCTCGGTAGCCCACCGATCGACCGTACCACGGCCGAATTTCCGGTAGCATTGTGTGAGGGTGTAGTATTTCGTATCGTCGGCCAGCTCCGCCCGGGCCATACGATACCCGGCAGCGTAGGCGGCGGCTATCTGCTGCAAATGCAGTCGGTCGAGAGGTTCGTGGTTCATGGTATTACGATTTACGGGTTACTTTGATAACGCCGGTTCCCCTCAACGCGGAGACCGACAATTTGATGTTTTTACCCTTGCAGTAGCGGCTGGCGTTGGCCCGCACGCTCGATTCGGTAAACTCGGCAACGCTGAACTCGACGCTTTCGCCAAGCCTCAACGCGGCAAAGGTTTCGGCAAAGTTTACGGTTCGGACTAATTCGGCCATAATTAAAAATCTGTTTATGTTTTGTTCCCGCGCCGGTATCGCTCCGGGTAACCGCTTGACGGTTCGCGGGAGGGTGTTGCACTCAATAACTTGATTTCAGAACAATCAGCGTCACTGTTTGAGGTCACCCATTACTCCGCGATTCATGCGATCACGGACACGCTCCTCGCAACCTTCAAGGAACATCCGCAGCCCGGCGATCTGCTTTTCGTTCTGCGGCGACGGGAAACGGTTATTCAGTTTGATAGCACGGTCGAGCAGAATATAGGCTAACTGCTCCGACTGCACGCCATTAATGACACTTCCGTCGTCATTTTTCTGTACAAACTGAATGCGGGTTTCGACGGGCACATACTTTGCTTTTCCGTCAGAAAAGCCCTCCGAGTGTTGAATCGCATAGCAATGCGCCCCGCCATATACCGGGTCATCGACAACACAGATGGTTTTTTCCTCACTCGGGAACACTTGATAATCTAACTTTTTGAACATACTATTTTTGTTTTTATGCCTTTCGGCGGTTTGTTTTTCAATCAATTCAGGGTTGTCGTGGATGTTGCCAATGACTTCTTTTCCAAACTTATAAATCCAATCCTGATCCAATCTTAAATAACATAATTCCTTTCTATCGATCAAGGCTCCCATAAAAGCTGCGTTGCCGGTATGGTAAAAGATTCTATGAGGGCGAGTTTTATCCTCGGACAATGGAGAGCGTATCACATCCCCCTCGTATATGGCAATGCCCTTTCTGTCTTTCAGCCCCGTGTACTCGCCAACGGTATCTTCATTGACTGGTGCGATGTGATGATATTGGCCTACATTAAAGCCATCATCTGTGTAATTTTTACTATGTACTCCGATACAAACAGACCCATCATCGTACTGTAACAGGTCGCCATATTCCCACTCCCCGTTGTCGAGGCGCTTGCCCCGGAATTTAATCTCTCTCATAATCTCGTTTATTTGATTATATTTGTAATTACTATTGTAATGACAATGCAAATATAGTGAATTAAATAACCAATTTCCAAATAAATGGCAAATAAAATAACTGAAATAAAGGAGAGGGTATTGCAAATTGCTAAATATCACGGGGTTAGTTATGAGAAATTTTCAAATGAAATAGGAATGTCTTATGCGAGTTTCAAAGGAAAGGCGAAATTTACGCCATTGAACTCGGATGCAATAGCGAATATTATCACTATTTATCCAGATGTGGATTGCTATTGGCTTCTTACCGGAAATGGACAAATGCTTAAAAATAATGAGGCCTCCGCAGAAAAAAACGACAAAAATTCGGAACGAATCGATAAATTATTGGATATTGTTGCCTCCCAGCAAAAGACGATCGAATTATTAGCCCAAAAAGGGGCTGCGGCGGATGTGCAGGGTGTTGCTGGCAAGGCGGTACAAGGATAAAACAACCCGAACGATTTATACTGACACCCGATTATCCGATCAAAGACGCGGCCCTGCCTTACAACCTCAACATCACCACCACGACAAAACGGATTACAAAACTGGATATATTATTGTTTCACGCGTTCGCAGAATAACATAAACTCTATCGCCTTATGAAAATATCAATTACTGGACATGAAACAAGTGGCGTCATTACATACACAATCACGCCTGATTCTTTTCAATGTTTGACCGTTGATGCCTATAAAATCAGCAATGCAATAGATTTATTCAATAAAGGTGTTGAAACACTAATAAACGATATTCGACATATTGAGGGGATAGATGTAGTAAAAATCAAGAACTTGGTAATCAAATACGATCTATCCAATGATGACGTCGATTTTGAACTCGATTCCGATGCTTGGTATGCCTATAAAAAATACCTTTGCGAAATCGAGGGTCGTAAAGCTATATCTGCCAAGCGTAAAAATGAGTTGCTTTCAAAAGGAAATATTACAGTACACGAAAAAGAGTCATTTTATGATCAGATCATAACGGGTGACATAATAGTAGAGGATCGTTTATCTGGCGACATCTTGGAACAGGATTTAGAACATGCGGATCCCAATAGTCCGTTTTACGACAAAAAGGTAGTATTTACTGGTGTGCTTGAATCAATATCCCGTAGCGAGGCGGCCGAGATCGTCAAAGCAATGGGTGCAGATATTAACAACTCGATCAGCAGCTTGACAGATTATGTTATCGTCGGCGCGGATGCGGGACCATCCAAATTAAAAAAGATCGAGGATTGTAATGCGAAAGGTGCTAATATTCGGGTTATTTTCGAATCCGAATTTTTGAAAATGATAAAATAAAAAATCCCCCGATCACTCCGGGGGATTTCCAATATTGCAGGGTAGGATATGAGGGGTTACGATGGTTCTTTCCCCGCCTCTTTCATGATCGCATTCCGGTGCCGCATCATCGCGGCGAGGTCGTCGTTGCTGTCTTTCGGGCACAAGAAGATGAAGAAAGCGAAAGTTTGCTCGAAAGTTTCTGTCGGAAATCACACAAATCTTTGCGCGAAACTTTGTAAAAAGCCCCCGGAGCATCTCCGGGGGCTGCCGTTTCCAAATAGGTCGTCGTCAAACAATAACTACCGGTAACAGCGATTCATTACGGCACGATCGAGGAGAACGCCACCGCGAACCGGTGCAGCGCCTCGACGATCTTGCGGCGCTGGGCAGGGCGGGGCTTGGCCTTATCGTTCGCATAACGGCCCAACTGGGCGGCCGGTATGCCGGTCAGTTCCGCCAGCTTGGTGTCCTTGATGTACTCGCGTGCATATTTCAACGCGCTGACTGCATCGTACTCCAGTTCGATCTCATACGCTCCGTCCAAATATGCCTTGTAGGGAAAGCCCATCTCCTTGGCCGTTTTGATGTAGAGCGCAACGCCCTCTTTCATGTCGGCAACGGCCGCCTCGACGGTATCGCCCATGCCGGCAAACATATCCTTTTCCATCATGGCCGAAATCGTTCCGTCCGATGCCCATTCGATGATAACCTTTACCTTTTCCATAGTCGTGTGTGTTATTTTGTTTCCGGTTGCCCGGGGAGGGGGCTTATTTCAGCCCCATCTCCCGGATAAACCGCCTTGCTATTCCCGAACCCATCTCTTTCGAGCCGTGAAAAGGAACCGAAACCGTTTTGCCATCCTTTTCATAAATTACGTGGCTCCCTGTCTGTCGAATAGATCGCCATCCATTTTTTAGGATTAGGCGGTGCAACTCACTTGATTTCATATTACCCTTTGTTATTGTTTGACGATACAAAGATAATGCAAAATATATCATTATCCAAATAAATAGTATATTATTTTATACTTTCGTAGAAAATAATTAGTATTTGCTCTTCACGTAGTCCAAAACGATGCGGTTATTCGTGTCGTTGCGCGTGAACCGGCGGTGAATGTACCCCCGCGTGGTCTTGAGACTTTTGCCGCTTTCGAGGCCGGTAGCTGCCCCGACGTGATTCAGTGCCAGCGCGATGTCGGCCTCCGAGATCCCGCACTCCTCGGAGGCAAGGGTGGCCCAGGTGTGGCGGATGTAATAGGTACTCAACGGCACATCGATACCCAAGTGCGCGGCAAGCTGTTTGCAGCCCGCATTCACGTTGTGGTTGAACTCTCGAAAATTGGCATACATTTTATAGAACGAGAACAACCGTCGTTTGTCGGGGTCGCGATACTTGTGGATCAGTGGCAGCGCCTCCGGCTCGACCTTTACGGACATCAGCGCCTCATCCTTGCGACGGGTGGCCGTCTTTTGGCGGTGGTAGGTGATCCGATCCTCCACGATCTCGGCATCGTCTCCGAACAGGTCGGCGGTGTTCATGGCCAACAAGTAGAACGAGAGCGCCAGCACGTCCCGCGCCAACTGCATGCGCTTGCCCGGGACCGCCTCGGCTTTCAGGATCTTCACGAGGTCATCCTCGGAAAGATCGCGTTTCTCCGGTTCCTCTTTCACCTCGACCTGCAATTTCTTGCTGCCGAACGGCCGGTGCGTGATCAGGACCGCCTCGGCATCCTCGTCGTTGTACTTATCGCAGGCCGCATTAAAAAGGGTTTGCAGGTCGGCCAAATAGTCCTTTGCCGTTTGCGCTTTGCACCCGGGGCGCCGCACCGTCACCTCTTTTCCGTGCTGGTTCGTTCGTGTCTGCTCGTGCGGTTTCTGCATATACTCGACGAATCCCTGCAAGTTCTTAACGTTGATTTCCTTGACGAATACGGTGGAACGCCCGAAATAGTCGGTTAGGTTGCGAATGACGGCCTCAAATCGTCCGGCCGTCCCATTACGCCCCTCGGCCCTCAACGCCTTAATATGGCCCTCGCAAAAGGCAATGAAGTCGATGCCCGCACCGCCGTCCGTCGTCGTGTACTTTTCGATATAGTCCGCCAACTCGCGGGCCGTGTATTGCGAGAGGTTCGAACCGAGGTTCCGCAGCAGGATATTTTCGTACTCGATGATGTCACGGTCGATCATCCGCACAACCTCGGTGTCCTTGATGGTTTTGAAGTCTGTCGTGATCTGTTTACGCGAAACATAGACGTCGGTCGGCAT